ATGGAACAGGTTTCTATTCACCAAAACCTATGGCTAGTTGGGTGTTTGATGATACAAAGTATGTATGGAAAGAACCTATTCCCAAGCCAGATGATGGACGGGATTATTATTGGGATGAAGAGGTACATCAAAATAACAACTCCGAAGGGTGGGTACTTCATGAGGGAGATCACTAATGGGAGTTAAAGTTACAAATAATGCTTTTGGTACTTTGTCAGCTAGTATTAATACTTCTGACACTACTGTTACTCTTGATACGGGACAGGGTGCACGTTTTCCTACTCTCGGCTCTGGCGATTACTTTTACGGGACTATCATTGATACTAGTAATAACATTGAAATTGTAAAAGTTACCGCACGTTCTTCAGATTCTATGACTGTAACTCGTGGTCAGGATAATACTACAGCTCGTGCTTTTGCTATTGGTGATAGGTTTGAACTCAGACCTACTGCTGCGTTGTTCGGAGATATTGATATTAGAGGTTCTGGAGGTGCAATTTCTGGTAACGTAGATATAACTTCCTCTGGCACTGAACCTCTTACTATTACAAGCACACACGCATCTTCAGGTAATATTTCTGTTGAAAACACAACCAGTGGCGTTGATCACGCTTATTATGAAGCAAAGTCAGACGCTGGTTCAGGTTATTTAGTTCATAATGGTACAGGACAGGGTAACTCTCTTGCTTCTAATGAAACTTATGTTTGGTCAGACTCTGGTAAAGTATCTCTTATTCCAAATAGTGCTATCTCTAAAAAATTAGAAGTAGCTACCAATGGTGATGTTACCATCAATGGTAAGATGTTTGGCGGCGGGCTAGTTCTACTAGGTCAGTCTACTTGGACTTCTAACACTACTGGCGCTATCTTTGACGTTTTTGATTATACGAAGTTTTCGAGTTACTTACTAACTTGGATTGTAAGTCATGCCCCTAATTGGAGTGTAACAAATTTACGGTTCAGGAATAGTAGTGGTGATATAAGTACATCGGATTATAACAACAATGTTAGGTGGATGGGAAGTCAACAGACTGCGCCAACTCATAACTCTGCTAGCTATGCTGATACTCAAAATTTTGCTTGGTTGGCCGGTAATGGCACACCTTACGCGTCACACGGGATGGCTATAATTAGTATTCCTCATAACGGGAACTGGGCCAGAGCTTCTATACGAGGAGACTCTCAACTTATCTACAGAGGTAGCACCTCGCATTATCTAGAAGAATTTTCTTCTAGTCTGTCCATATCTAACCCTCATACAACTTTAACAGGCTGTCATATATACGGCTCTGGAGGCAATAGCGAATACGGATCTTTTGAGATATTTGGGATTGAGAGGGGGTAATTATGGCTGAGCAATATTATCAATTTGTAAATGGTGAGCGAGTAGAAATTACAGGTGACGATCTTACTGCTAGAAAAGCTGAATGGGCGGCTCATGCTGCAGGGGCTGATGCTCGTGCGCTAGAAACTCTTAGAGAACAGCGCAATGTAAAATTAGCAGATTGTGATTGGGTAGTTGTTAAGGCGCAAGAAGGCGGCACGGCAGTGCCAGCAGCTTGGGTTACATACAGGCAAGCACTACGAGATATAACCAACACCTACTCAAACGTAGAAGAAGTAGTGTGGCCGGAGAAACCTAGTGAATAAACGGACACTTCTATACATGTTGCCAAATGGTGCATTTGTTAGAACAGAAGATCCACCAGAAGGCGCAATTATTGTAGAAGAACCAGAACTTCCTGATGAGCCAGAAGTGGGAGTGGAAGATCAAACTAAGGCAGTATTGGGTTTAGAGGATGACTAAAAAGATGACGACAGTAGAACTTCAACAAGAACTACTTAAGCATGAAGCTGTTTGTGCTGAGCGTTATGATATGATCATTTTCCGAATCACAAGACTCGAGCGGATAATGCTAGCAGCCGCTGGATGTTTAATCGTTGGACTAGCATCTATTTTAACAGCAATACTAATAGGAGGATGATATGCCGGGATATGGAATGAAAAAAGATAAAAAGAAAAAAGTTATGTCTTATGGAACAGGCGGTAAAATTAAAAAAGCAAAAAAACCGATGTCCTATAAAAAAGGCGGAGTAGTTAAGAAGAAATAAACTATGGAACTTATTTATGTTGGAGTATGTAGCAGCGGCGAATGCGGCCTATTCGGTCATTAAATCTGCCGTCCAAAATGGGCGGGAGCTAACTTCCGTTGGTAAACAGATTGCGGCTTTTACAAATGCTACAGATGATCTAGCTAAACACGCACAAAAAAGAAAAAACAGTATATGGTCAAATTTCACAGGTAAAGATGAAAGCGACCTAGAAGAGTTCATGGCTTTAGAAGAATTAAAGCAAAAAGAAAACGAACTCAAACAGATGATGATATACCTTGGTCGTCCGGGGCTTCACAGTGACTACGTTAAGTTTTGTGTTGAAGCTAGGAAACGAAGGCAAGAAGATGCCAAAGAGCGAGCTAGAAAGTGGGAAGAACTTAAAGAGAACATATTGTTAGGTATCCTTTGGTTTCTAGGAATCGCTGTATTATGTGCAGTTACTGTTGGTACTGCATATGTGTTAAGGAAACGGGGGATAGTATGACGAAAAAACTACAAACTAAATCCAAATATGCTGAGTATGATACTGATGGTGATGGCATTGTTTCAGATGAAGAGCTTAGCCATGTTAAGGAAATCAAACAAACAGAAGATGCTTCTCGAAAGAACCTAGCTCAACTTAGGATGGCTAGGTTTTCTTTAATTGCAATGGGTGCATTTACCCTTGCTATGTTCTTTATTCCATTAGATAGGGTAACTGCTTTATCTGATATAAGTAACCTTTTTTACCTTACAGGTGGGGGTATTGTTGCGGCCTATATGGGTACAACTGCATGGGTGCAAAAGAAATAAAATAGTGTATATACAATGATATGGCTACAAAACTAAATGAAAATACGGAGGTTGCGCTACCACTTAGAAATATTATTACTATGGTGGCAGCAGCTAGTATTGCAACGTGGGCGTACTTCGGGATTATAGAACGGCTTAACCAAATGGAAACAAGTATTACCATGATGGAGGCTGATCAAGAACAGAATACAGAGTTTAGAATTAAGTGGCCCCGAGGTGAAATGGGCAGTCTACCCGCAGACTCTGAGCAGTTTATGTTAATAGAACATTTAGCAAAAGAGCTAGAAAAACTCCAAACTCAAATAGAAAGTGGTCAAGCACCATATGACCAACAACAAAAATTGACCTTGGAATTTTATGAAAAACGTATAACAACTATAGAAGAAAACATAGAAAAGATGAGGAATGGAAATAAACCATGATAGAGCTAGTCTTTGTGTTACTTCTATACAGCAATGGAGAAGCTATAGAATACACACCCTATGATAAATTATCAGAGTGTTTGTCTACTAAAAGGACAATTAAACGTAACGTTAACGGCGGTGTAAACTTTGATAACCAGTGGAAATGTAAAGAATTAAAAGTAAAGCTGGAAAAAAATTCAGATGGGAGTTATGATATACTAGAACTTATGGAGGAGTAACGTATGTTACAAACACTAATAGGGCCAGTTACTGGCTTACTTGACAAGTTCATAGAGGACAAAGATCAGAAAGCGAAGCTCGCTCACGAGATCGCTACGATGTCTGAAAAACATGCCCAGCAGATTGCGCTCGCTCAAATTGAAGTTAATAAAGCTGAAGCAGCATCTGGGTCATTGTTCAAAGGCGGCTGGAGACCAGCGGTTGGATGGGTTTGTGCAATCGCATTTGCATACCACTTTATTCTAAAAGATCTAATTGTATTTGGATGTGCGGTAGCTGGTGTAGATATGCCAGAACTGCCTGAATTTGATATGGGTACACTCCTAACTGTCCTCGGCGGAATGCTAGGAATCGGTTCGCTTAGAACCTACGAGAAACAGAAAGGACTTACCAAATGAGTTTTTCATTATCACAGAAGAGCCTAGATAGGCTTAATGGTGTAGACAACAAATTAATACAAGTTGTCAAATCAGCTATTGATTATACTAAAATTGACTTTGGTGTAACTTGTGGTCTTCGAACTGTAGAAGAACAGCAACAGTTAGTTGACAGCGGTGCATCACAGACAATGAACAGCAAACATATTGGTGGTAATGCTGTTGATGTGGTTGCTTATGTCGGGCCAAGAATTTCTTGGGAACTTAATCTATACGACGATATTGCTGATGCTTTTAAAACAGCAGCTATGGAACATGACCTTGGTCTTCGTTGGGGGGCAGCATGGCATATACCAGACATCCGAGAGTGGCAAGGATCTATGGAAGAAGCTATGAATGCTTATACTGACTTACGTAGACGACAAGGTAAACGACCATTTATCGACGCTCCACATTTTGAGATTTCATAATGGCATCAGTAAAGCTCATAAAGTTTTTAGGCGAAGCTCCGAAAATATCCTCAGAGTTGTTGCCAGATGGTGCAGGCCAAACAGCATTTAACGTCAAGTTATATTCAGGTGATCTACTTCCATATCGAACTCCAGTAGTTGTAGATAGCACAGAAAGAACTGTTGCTGTAAAAACTTTACATGCTTTACGTAATTCAGATAACAGCCTAGCTTGGTTGTCTTTTACTAACGATGTAGATATTGCTACTGCTACTTCTTCAGAAGATGAGGAACAAAGGTTTTATTATACAGGTGATGGCGTTCCTAAAGTATCTAACTACGAGTTAGCAACAAATGGAAGTGAGCCGTACCCAGTCAATAACGGGTATTACGAATTAGGTCTTCCCCTGCCTGATACAGAACCCACAGGTGCGGCTACTTCTTTTACTGTTGTAAGTGCTACGCATTATGAGCGTGATTCGGGTAATACGGCAACATTTTATGGAGCAAGTGCGCATAATCTTCGTACAGGAAATATTGTAACGATTAGAGATTTTGCTTCGTCTGATGAGGCTAAATCATTTAATGGTACTAATGTAGAAATTACAGTTATTAGTGATAATAACTTTCAATATTTTAGCCCCGGTGATCAAGTAGCTAAAACTGCTAATACTTCAGGTCGTGCAGATCTTGCAGGTAATACACAGATTCGTACATATATTTTTACATGGTTTACTCCTTGGGGTGAAGAATCTATTCCTAGTCTTCCTTCAAATGAGTCGTATGTAAAAGAAGGACAAACACTTACAGTATCTAATCTACCTACCACACCCCCTACAGGACAAAATTTTATTAGGGGTATTAATCTTTATCGTAGTGTAGTTTCAGCTTCTGTTACTGATTATTTTAAACTATCTACACTTTGGTATCCTACAGCTACAGCAAAAGTTAAACGTGCTTCTAACGTATCTACTGTTACACTAGCACATCCACATAATTTAATTAAAGGTGATAGGTTTAAGATTAGTGGTATTACAGGGCAAACAACTTTTAACACCACTGGTGAAGTTGTGTCTGTTGTGGATGAGTATGCGTTTACTTTTAATCAGACAGCAATAGATGTAGGTGAGACAGCAGAAACTACAGGGACATTGTTCCATGATGTATCTGAGCTTAGCACTAGCACTCCTAGGTATTGGGGTGATGGCGGTAATTATAATTTTACTGACGATTTTCTTGTAAGTGGTCTTAGTACTATAGTTCCTTCAGAAGAATATGATCCTCCACCTACTAATATGAAAGGTCTTAAAGCGGCCCATAATAATATTCTCGTAGGGTTTTTTGACAATCAGTTGTGTTTTTCATTTCCTGATAAACCACACGCTTGGCCTGAAAAATATAGATTAACATTTGAATCAGATATTGTATCAATACAGCCAGTAGCTGGATATATTATTGTTCTTACTAAAGAGTATCCATATTCAGTTTCTGGTAATGACCCAGCAACTATGGTTAGTGCACGTATTGATACGTTATATCCATGTGTATCTAAACGATCTGTAGTAAATATGGGTTATGGTGTTGTATGGGCTACTTGGGGTGGTCTTGCTGTATTTTCACCTTCTACTGGTATTGATCTTATCACTAAGTTTGTACATGACTGGGATACTTGGGGAGATACTTTAGACCCTACTACTCTTATTGGTCATTATTATAATGGTAAGTATTTCGGATCTCACAGTCAAAGATCATTTATATTTGAACGTGATGATAAAATTGGCGGGTATTTTGTAAATATTCAGTATTTATTTGATGCAGCTTGGTCTGATCCTGAAACAGGCACTATGTTTTATACCCACGGTGCTAATGGTGATATTCTTGAATGGGATAATGAAGATCAAATTCTTTCACCTCTAGAATGGAAATCAAAAACTATTGTTACTAAAGATTATTTAAATCTTGGTGCTGCTAGGGTCATTGCAGATTATCAAACGCCTGATGCAGAAGCTGCTAATATACAAGCCTTTAATGCAACTGTTCCTGCTTTAAATAATGCTGTGTGGGCTAAATCAATTCAATTAGGGCCAATGAATGGGCCAACGGATTATTTAGATGCTGGTGTTAGAGATGTAAATATAGGTACATTAAATGCGTTTCCTATAAATGGTGATGCACAAACAACAGACCTTAAAGATTTAACAGGTGTTCTTCCTGTTACATTTAAGTTGTTTGCTGATAAAACCCTTATATTTCAAGCGAATGTCTCTAGTGATGAGATATTTAGATTGCCTACAGGTTACAGATCGGATACATTCGAAGTAGGTGTATCTGGTTCGTCCAGAATAAGAGCCATTCATTTTGGCGAAACACCTTACGGATTGAGGACGGCATAGTATGGCTAGATTTACAGCAATACCAGCAGTACCACAAGGAGGTATAACTGACTGGCAAAGTGTTTTGATTAGCTCTGTTAAAGAGAACGTAGAGCTATTAACCGGATTACGGGGTGAATCGGATCTTATTAGTAAAGCAATTACTCAAGGTCAGATAACCGTAAACTTGATGCCTGATCAAGATTTAAAACAGGTAACTGCAAAAGGTGCAGGATTTACTATTAGTGGTCAAGAAGTAGCAGGTCTTGATGATTATGGTAAACTTATAACTGATGTGCAAACTTTAGCAAATGACCTAGCTTTTACTAGGGCAGTGCTAAATGCACTTCTTCGTCAACTAAAAGGAGTAGGCTAATGGCATACAACGACCAAAACGGAAACGGAATGGCTCCTATGCAAGAACCTATGATGCCGTCTGTTTTGGGCGGTGGAGTAGCCGGTGTAGCAGGAGCAGTACCAAGTTCTGTATCTTTGGATTTACCTCCAAGTATACAGACATTAATTGAAACCCCACCAGCGGGTGTGGCTTCAGGAGCTATCGGAACTATATCAACAGGTACGGTAGGACAAGACCCTAATTATCCAGTACTGGATTTTAGGATGCAACCAACATATCAAGAAGGTGGTATGGTAGGGCCGGGCGGAATGCCTGTACGTCCTGCAGGTATACAGCCGCAAGGCGCACCTATGATGAATGCACAAATGATGGATATGCAAGTAAACGAAATGCTAGCACAGAATC